TCCCCAGCCTTCCCACCCGGATCACGGAGGTGTGGACGGGGGACACCCCGGAGACCATCCTCCAGGACATTCTGGCGGTGTGCGCCGCAGAGACCGGCAGGCAGTACAAGCGCCGGGTGCGGGGCGGGGCGCTGTCTGTCACGGAGCTGCCCACTCAGGCCATCACGGCCTGGCACAAGCCGGCGGACAACCTGGCCCCGTTCGACATCACCACCGCCAAAGGGCCGGTCTCCGGCCGGGACAGCATGGAGGCGCTGGTCAACTCGGTGGTCCTCACGGGAGGCCGGGGGGACAAGGTACAGGAGTTGGGCCGGGGCTACAACCCCCAGAGCGTGGCCCGGTATGGGCTATTGCAGGCGGTGGAGCGGCTGAGCGGGGACGAGGACCCAGCCCAGGCCCGGCAGCGCATCCGGACCCTGCTGGATCAGGGGGACCGGCTGACCCAGGAGCGGACGGTGGAGGAGCTGTGGGGGACGGACGAGGTGGAGAGCGGCGTCCTGCTGCGGTTCGCCCCCAACACGTTCGGAGTGGCCGGAGACCTGCGTGTGACGGAGGTGGTCCATCACTATGGCCCGTCGCACACCATGAGCGTGACCGTCCGGGACCCGGCAGCGGGCCGGGCCGCCGGAAACGCAGACGTGATCGAGGCTGGATAGGAGGCGGAGCGAGGTGTCATGGGACTATGAACTGGCGCGGGCTATGCGCCCCCAAAAACAGGGGCCGCCCGGGCTGGAGGGGCGGGTGGTATCCACCGCGCCCCTGACCATCTCCCTGCTGGATGGGGAGGTGATGGCGCCCCCTGCCGCCCTGGCGGTGGTGGAGGGTGCGCCGGGCTACACGGTGACGGAGCACACCATCCAGCGCCTGCCCTGGCAGGTGGGGGACCGGGCCGCCTGCATTTGGATGGGGAAAACCCTGGTGATATTGGGGAGATTGGAGGAGCCATGAGGAGTATTTTCCCAGAACTGCCCCAGGACATCCCCGCCCAGGCGGCGGAGACGGTGGGCAGAGTTCCGGCATTTGACGCAGACAGGGGGCGGTTCCTGCTGCGGGACGGCGCGCTGGTAGAGCGCAGCGGCGTGGAGGCGGTCAGGCAGTGGTTCGAGCTGGCCCTGCGGCAGCAGATCGACCGCATCCCCATCTACCGCACCCAGGGGGCGAAAAAATACGGCGTGCCACGGGACCTGATCGGCGGGAAGCTGCCCCAGGGCCTGGCGGCGGCGGAATTGGAACGAGGTGTGCGGGAGACCGCCAGCTATAACCCGGCGGTGCGGGAGATCCGGGAGCTGCGCCTGTCCCGGGAGGGACGGACCTGCGTGGTGGAGTTCACGGCGGTGCTGCACACCGGAGAGAGCGTGGAGGTGAATGTTGATGTCCAAAGGGGATGAGATCCTGGCCCAGATGCTGGCGGCGGTGCCGGACAGCTATCAGAAAACCATCGGATACCCCACATACGACTGGCTGGCGGGGGCCGCCATCCCCACAGCCCAGGTGAGCCTGGATCTGGAGGAGGCAAAACGGCGGCTGGATCCGGAAAACCTGAGCGGGGAGGACCTGGACCGGTACATCGTGCCCAGGACGGGGCTGGAGCGGATCGCAGCCACATTCGCCCGGGGCGAGGTGACGGTGACCGGGACGGGGACGGTGCCCGCCGGGACCCTGTTTGAGAGCCATGGCGGCATTCAGTATGCGGCCACGGCCCAGGTGGAGGCGGCAGGGACGGCAAAGGTCCCGGTGCAGTGCGTGACGGCGGGGGCGGCAGGGAATTTGCCCGCCCGGGCGGTGTCCCTGATGCCCGTCCAGGTGGCGGGGATCGTGTCCGCCATCAACGAGGCCCCCATGGCAGAGGGCTATGAGGCAGAGACGGACGCGGCCTATTATGCCCGGTTCCTGGTGCGGCTGCGCACCCCGCCCACCAGCGGGAACCAGTACCACTATCTTACCTGGGCCATGGAGGTGCCCGGGGTGGGTGGCGTACAGGTCTACCCCCTGGAGAAGGGGGCCAACACGGTTGGGGTGGTGCTCATCGACCAGTTCGGGAAGCCCGCCAGCCGGGAGCTGGTGGAGCAGGTCCAGGCACACATTGACCCGGGGAGCCGGGGCCTGGGAGAGGGCGCGGCCCCCATTGGGGCAAAATGCTATGCCGCAGCGGCGGGGGAGGTCAAACTGAACCTCTCCATGCAGGTCACAAAATCCGAGGAGACCGCCCAGGAGACGGTGACACAGGCCATCCGGGCGCGTGTGGGCGCCTATCTGACGGAGATCGCCCTGGAGGCCTATCGGCCAGTGCTGGCCGCAGACCACGCCTATGAGGCCAGTTTTGCCCGCATCGGCGCGGCCATCCTGGAGGCGCCCGGGGTGGAGGACTACACCGGCCTGACGGTCAACGGCGGGACGGTGAACATCCGGGCTGCCTCCAAACAGGCCGCAGTACTGGGAGAGGTGGTGGTGCGGTATGCTCCGTAACCTGCCCACGGCATACCGCACAGACCCGTGGATCCTGGCCCTGTGCGGGGCGGTACAGGGCCTTCTGGAGGGACTGGGCCGGGAGACAGAGGAGCTCCCGGTGCAGATCCGCCTGGCGGAGCTCACCTGGCAGCTCCCGGTGGAGGAGCGGCTGGCGGGGCTGCGCCCCAGGCCGGGGGCATCGCTGGAGGACCGGCGCTCCGCCGTTATTGCAAAATGGCGCAGCGGCGGGCCGGTGACCCTGGCACAGATCCAGGCGGTGGCGGACGCATGGCGGAACGGCGTGGTGGATGTGGGGTTTGACGGCAGCACCATCACGGTGACGTTCGTGGGGGAGCTGGGCATCCCGGAGGATTTGAACGGACTCAAATCCGCACTGGAAATGACCATACCGGCCCATCTGGCCCTGCGGTATGAGTTCCGGTACCGCACCTGGGGCGAGCTGGCGGACCGGACTTGGGGCGAGCTGGCCGCGTATACCTGGGGACAGGTGTTGGAGGGGGAGATGAGAAAAGCCCCCGCACAGGGCGGGGGCTGACGTTACATCCCGGAGTAGTGGGTGCGGCACTGGATGATCTCCAGCGCGCCGTCCCGGACCCGGTAGACCAGGCGGTCTGTCTCATTGATCCGGCGGGACCACCAGCCCTGGAGGTTCTCTTTCAGGGGCTCCGGCTTCCCAAGGCCGCGGAAGGGATCGCGCTCCGCGTCCCGGATGAGTTGGTTGATCCGCCGCAGGGTTTTCTTGTCCTGGGTCTGCCAGTACAGGTAATCCTCCCAGGCCTCATCATCCCATATCTTTTTCATGCGTCCTCCAGCTCGTGGGCCGTACCGCGGCCCTCGTCCATGCGCCGGGCGGCGGCCAGCAGGCGGGACTGGTTCTCCGTGGAGAAGAAGGGGTCGGCCTTGATCTCGAAGGGGATCCCGTTGTGCCGGACCAGCTGTTTGAGGAAAACGGTGGTGGCTGTGGTCATGTTCATGCCCAGCTCTGCGAGCACGGCGTCGGCCTGCTGCTTGAGAGCGTCATCGATGCGGATGTTGATGTTTGCCATGATAATCGCCTCCTTGTGTGACAAATTGTATCACAATGTGCGCACAATGTCAATATAAATTCTGTAATGCGGAGGAAAATCGTATGACGGAAACGACAAACTACAAACTCAAAAAACCAGGGGACAGCGACAATGTCCGGGTGGACGTCCTGAACGGGAACATGGACGTGATCGATCGGGAGCTGAAGCTGCGGGCCACGCTGGGCCCGGATGGGAAGGTGCCGGAGGAGCAGCTGCCGGAGATGGACATCTCCAAGGCGCTGGCCGGGGCGGAGCTGAAGGACCCGCCGGTGGATGGCGACGGGGTGCTGGTCACGGACAGCGCGGCGGGGAATGCCACCAAGCGGGTGTTGTGGAGCCGGATCAAGGCGGCGCTGAAGGGGTATTTTGATGCACTGTACGCCGCGAAGAGCCATTCCCACGCCTGGGGGACGATCACGGGGAAGCCGGAGACCTTCCCGCCGGCGGCGCATAAGCACAGCGCGGCGGACGTCAGCGCGGGGACGCTGGGCGGTCAGGTCCAGGCCAATGCCGGCGCGGCCGCGGCGCTGGGGACGGCCCAGGTGCGGAATATCCAGGCGGGGACGGCGGATCTGACGGCGGGATCCTCCTCCCTGGCAACCGGGGAGATCTATCTGGTTTATGAGTGAGGTGAGCTGACGTGGCGAAAAAAATCTATGTCGGCGTGAACGGTAAGGCCCGGAAGGTCCGAAAACTATATTTCGGGGTGGGCAGCAAGGCCAGGAAAATCAAACGGGGCTATATCGGGATCGGCGGCGTGGCAAGGCCGTTTTGGACCGGAGAAAAAGAACTGGTGAGTTATGGACCAATAACAGCGATGAGCACAGTTCGATGGGGTCACACAGGAGGTTCAGTCGGCAATTACGCCCTGTTTGCCGGCGGACAGGATGCGAACACATCTGTAGCAACCGTGGATACGTACAATGCTTCCTTGACAAAGGGGACTGCCCCAAACCTCAATGAGTCTGCCTGGAATTCTGCCGCAGCAAGTGTGGGCAATTATGTGATATTTGCCGGAGGGCGCAACGATTATTATCAATCAAAGGTCACTGCCTACAATAAATCCTTAACAAAAAGTACCCCATCGGCTCTGAGCAGCACGAAAGAAGGCCTGTCTGCGGCAGCAGTCGGCAGCTATGCTCTGTTTGCCGGAGGGAGTCGGGGGAGTGGGACGCTGAAAACTGTGGACGCCTATAACACCTCGCTGACCAGGTCCACTGTGACGGACCTCAGTGTGGAGAGACAGTATGGCGCTGCGGCGGGTATCAGTGGATATGCGCTGTTTTCCGGAGGGAGAGACGCAGGCTATGATGACGTCAGCTCGGTAGACGCCTATAACGCGTCGCTGACGAGATCCCTCGCAGCCAGCCTCAGCGAGAAGAAAAATGAGCATCAAGGCGCCACGGTCAATGGCTATGCAATCTTCGCAGGGGGAGAAAGCAGCGCGGGACTGAAAACAGTTGATGTGTTTGACGCCTCCTTGACAAGGAAAACGGCGACTCCTCTCAGCGTTGGGATGAGTAACTTTGCTTCCGCATCCATCGAGGACTTTGCGGTATTTGCTGGTGGTTTCAAAGCCAACGGAGCGGTCAACACATACAGCAAATCGCTGACGAGGACAACCTTGACGCTGCATTCGGGCCATGCGAACCGATATGCACTCAGCGGCGCGCGGGTTGGCGGATATGCCCTGTTTTCCGGCGGACTCATAGACGGCACAGAACTAGACAGTGTTGAGGCGTTTACCGCACTTTAAATTTATAGGAGGGACACACATGAAACGATATGCGATCTGGAACAAGCGAGACCCTATCCTGACTCCCATCGGAGAGGTGCTGACCGCGGAAGAGTGGATCGACCGCTATCCCATTGCCGGGATCGGATCGGTCACAGTTGTCTGCGGCGCAGGGGAGATCAACGGCGCGTTTTTCGGCACACTGGGCCAAATGGTGCAGATGTATGAGGCACAGGGGGCCGACTTCTCCGCCTGCGAAACCGCAGAGGACAAGCTGGCGGTCATCGAGGCCTTTGAGGATGAAAGGAACAAGCCCAGCACGGAACCGACCGTGGAGGAGCGGACTGCGGCGGCCCTGGAGTTTATCGCCATGTCCAGTCTGCCGGACGAGACAATGTGAGGAGGAGCAGCCATGAACTTTGAGACGATCAAGCAGAACTACGACCGCAAGCTGTGGAACAAGGCGATGGTGAAGCTGGCGGTCCGCAAGGGCGTGATCACCAGGGAGCAGTACACTGAGATCACCGGCGAGGAGGCGGGTTAAGTGGACTGGACGACTCTGGCGGTATCCGGGATGAGCCTGATCGGCACCCTGGCGGGGACCTTCGGCGGCATCCTGGTGGCCAACAAGCTGACCACCTACCGCATCGAGCAGCTGGAGCGGAAGGTCAGCGAGCATAACAAGGTGGTGGAGCGCACCTACAAGCTGGAGGGGCGCATGACCGAGGCGGAGCACGACATCCGAGACCTGAAGAAGGAGAGGGGGTGAGAGATGTGGAACAGCTATACAAGCGGCTGGGGAACCTGCTGACCATCAAGAGTATGGTCACGCTGATCCTGACGGCGGTGTTCGCCTGGCTGACCTGCTCCGGCGGAGTGAGCGCGGATCAGTTTTTGACCGTGTTTACGGTGGTGATTGCGTTCTATTTTGGGACGCAGGCCGAAAAACGGACCCACAGCGGAACTTAACGTACCAAAACAAAAACGACGTGAGAGGAGATAACAACATGAACGCCAATTACATCTATGACATTTTTGCCACCTGTGAGGAGAAGGATCTCCCCGACCTGACAATTGCCCTGGCCCACCACAAGGAGGCTCACCCCATCCCCGAGGGCATGACCGAGCAGGGCATCAACGAGTTTGTGGGCGGCCACTATGAGGCCCTGGTGGACGCCTTCGCGGGCCACGACCGGGAGGCCTTCGCCACCGCCGTGGCCGCCGGTGTCAAGGAGGACGAGGAGCACGCCCAGCAGGAGGCCGGTCAGGAGGTGTGACCCCATGCTGATCTGCATTGACGCGGGGCATTGTTTAAGCACACCCGGCAAGCGGTGCCTCAAATCTATTGACCCCAATGAGACCCGGGAGTGGGTGCTTAACAGCCGGGTGGTGGACAAGCTGGAGGCCATCCTGGCGGGGTACGACTGTCAGACCATGCGGGTGGACG